TTTTTTTTTTCAAGCAGAAGACGGCATACGAGATCGTGATGTGACTGGAGTTCAGACGTGTGCTCTTCCGATCTCCTCACAGATACCTTGAAGTTCAAGGTATTAACCCTATACTCCAAGGGCACCCCAATCATAGACATAGCTCTCCAACTGAACATCTTCTCTAGAGACATCAGCTCCTTCATAACATATCACCTCCAATCCATGAATAGTACTAGGGAGACTAATAAGCTCCTGGAGACTAGTGGTCTTAATAACAATAGATATCTCCCTACACCTGAGGAGATGTCTAAGGAGTTCATAGACACTGAAGTACCTGAGAAGTGCCTAGAGTACGCCTACTACATGGGTATGACTGGTGATAATAAGTATGCCCTTAAAGCCTCAGGACTCTCTAAGTCAATCATAGCTAAGACTGGAGGTAGCTCTGGTGCATCTAGGACCTACGCTATAAGAAGCAGGGGTATGTATCTACGATCCCTCCCATCAGTACAGAAGGAGATTGATAGAGTACGTAGCAATGAACTTAGAATCTCCGATGTAGATAAACCCTACTTAGTCACAGAGATACTTGAGCAACTTAATCAGGCTAAGGAGCTAGCAGTAGATGACCCTACTCAACGTAGACATGCTGTAGCCCTCTTAAGGATGCTAGGTGATACTATACCAGATGCCTTCAGTCATAGCATTAAGATTACTGAGGTAAATCCAGAAGACTCTCTACAAGCCCTTATTGAGATGGCAGAGAAGGATCTACCAACTACCACCTCTACATATACTATAGAGGATAATGAGGTAGGAGGAGAGGGAGGAGAGGATGAATAGTAGAGATACCCTACAAGCTAAGTTAAGATATCTATATAAGGTAAACCCTTTGGCCTTCCCCCGTGATGTACTTGGTGTAACCCTTAGTGATCAACAGGAGGACCTCTTCCTAAAGATGATAGACTACGAGGCCCGTGTAGCCTGTAAGTCAGCTACTGGTACTGGTAAGACCTTCGTCCTAGCAGTAGTTATCCTCCACCAATTACTCACGGAGTCGGAAGTAAACATCCTAGCTACTAGCCCATCAGCAGGACAGCTTAACCGTGGACTCCGATCTGAGCTAGGTAAGCTGCATAGGATGATTAAGGATAAGACTCTTAAGGATAGTATAGAATTACTTAGAGATATAGTATATCTTAAGGGGCTTAAGGATACCCACTTCTGTGCCCTAGTGACTGGGTCTGCTGAGAATGAAGAGAGCTTAGCGGGATTTCATTCAAAGAAGGTCCTCATACTAGTAGATGAGGCATCTGGCATAGAGTCAAGAGTTATGGGTATCCTCAAGGGTAACTTAACTACTCCAGGTAGTAGTATGATCCAGATCACTAATCCCCAGAGACCTAGTGGTGCCTTCTATGATCTTATGATGAACCCACCCTCTAGATACCACTGTATCACCTTAACAGCCTTTGGCTCGCCCTTCATAGCTGAGAGCTGGATCAAGGAGGTTGAGGAGGAGTATGGAGTAGATAGTGACTTCTATAAGGTAAGGGTCCTCGGAGAGTTCCCTAGCTCTAGTGATAACATCTTCATACCTAGAGATACTATAGACCACGCTAGAGATAACCATATAGACTTCAAGGATTACCACAGTTACCCTATAACCCTAGGTGTAGATGTAGCCCGCTTCGGTTCCGATAAGACTATCTTCATTAAGCGTCAAGGACCCAAGGTACTAGACATACAGAAGTTCCAGGGACTTGATACCATGGAGGTTACTGGAGAGATACTTAGCTACTATAATCTTAATAGGGGTATATCTCAAATCTATATTGATGAGGTAGGCCTAGGGGCTGGTAGCTATGATAGAGCTAAGGAGTTAAACTTACCAGTAGTAGGTATTAACGTAGGTATGAAGTCTACTAATAGTAAGGCATACTATAATCTCAGGGCTGAGTTATATAGCGAGCTTAAGGAGTGGCTCAGGTCTGGTGCTGATATCCCACATGATGATGAACTTATTGATCAACTATCCTCTCTCCAGTATGGCTTTAACCAGAGGACCCAGCTACAGCTTATGACTAAGAATGATATGAAGAAGAAGTTAAATCTACCTAGCCCTGATATAGCGGATGCCCTAGCCTTCACCTTCTATCCATCCTCAGGTCTCTATAATATGACTAGAGTTAGGAAGAGGGGCATACGTAAGTCTAAGTGGTCTTGATACATATGTATGCCATAGTGGTAGTACCCGCCAACGAAGAGAATAACGACTTAAATTATATAGGAGTTCTTAGATGCCAGGAATAGAAGTTCAAGGTACTGAAGATATGGTCAAAGCATACTTAGCGGAAGCTGATGCCCTAGTACCTATAGAAGAGCCTGATATCAGTGATAGCCTACATAGCTATATCATGTCAGCCTTTAACGAGGCCCGTGATGCCAGAGAGACTGGTGATGTTAATGACTTGATGATGGAGGGACTTAGATCCTTTAATGGTAACTATAGTGCTGCTGAGCACCAACAGATAGAGGAGGAAGGTGGCTCAGCTATCTTTGTCAATCTCACTAGTACTAAGTGCAGAGTAGCCTCTAGTTGGATTAAAGATATCCTACTTAATGAAGATACCATATCTATAGAGCCTACCCCAATCCCAGAGTTACCACGGTCCGTAGCAGAGAATATAACTAAGGCCGTAGAGGAGGAGTTCCAGAAGTCTCTAGAGACAGAGGTGGAAGAAGAGAAAGCTCCACAAGAACAAGCAGAAGGACCTCCTCAGAATCAAGGGGCACCACAGGAGCAGCCTAAACCTAAGCAGGATACCCTTAAGACCATTAAGGAGATTAATGAGTTCAAGAGGGATATGGCTGATGCTATCCTTGAAGAGATTAATAGTGAGGCTAAGTATGCATTTAAACATACTGAGTTAGCTATCAGAGATCAAATGATAGAGGGAGATTGGACTAAGGCCCTTAGCGAGTTCATTGATGATTTCTGTATCTTCCCTACTGCTATCCTAAAGGGTCCTATCGTATCCATGGTACCTAAGTTAGTATGGAGAGATGGGGAGCCAGTGATTACTGATGAGTATACCTTCATTAATAAGAGGGTATCTCCATTAGATATCTACCCCTCTCGTGAGGCTACCTGTGTTAATGATGGTAACTTCATAGAGCATCTCCGGCTCTCTCGCTCAGAGTTAGTTGCACTACGTAAGATTGGGGGTCCCTATGATGCAGAGAAGATTACCAAGGTACTTGAGCAGGATGATGGCAAAGGCTTACCAAACTTAGATGAGAGTATAGAGCAAGAGAAAGCTGATGAGGAGCTTAGAGATAATCAAGTCGTAAGTAATAAGAATGTATACCATGGTCTCCACTTCTTCGGTGCTGTTGAAGTTAAACTCCTCAAGCTCTGGGGTCTAGAGTTAGGTATGGATGATGAGGATATAGTAGAGGTTGAGGCTATCCTTGTAGGCTCTCAGGTAATCAAGGCAGTACTTAATAAGGACCCCTTGAAGCGTAGGCCATACTACTCAGCTAGCTACCAGAACAGACCTGGAGCCTTCTGGGGAACTAGTCTACCCTATAGTATCCGAGATATCCAGCGTATAGTTAACGCTACTAGTAGGGCACTAATGAATAACATGGCTCTCTCCTCTGGTCCTCAAGCTGAGATCTATGTGGATAGATTAGCTGATGATGGAGATATTGAGGAGATCAGAGCACGTAAGATATGGCAGGTCACTAGTGATCCTATGGGTGCTGGTGGTAGAGCAGTTAACTTCTTCACTGTACCTAGTAATGCTGGAGAACTACTTAAGGTCTATGAGTTCTATGAGGCTAAGGCTGATGAAGTAACTATGATCCCTAAGTGGGCCTATGGTAATGAGAAGGTAGGTGGAGCAGCCCAGACAGCTACAGGGCTTAGTATGCTCCTTGAGACTGCTAGTAAGGGTATTAAAGAGTGCATACGCCACATTGACTTCGGAGTTATTATCCCACGTATTAAGTATGAGTTCTACCACTTGATGCTTTCAGGTAAGATTAAGTTTACTGGAGATATCAATGTAGTAGCTAGAGGATCTAAGGCACTGACTAATAAGGCTAGTGAAGCTCTTAAGAGACAAGAGTTCTTACGTATCATCACCATGCCAGCAGTACTAGAGCTTGTAGGTAAGGAGGGTGTCTCAAACCTGATTAGAGAGATGGGTAGTGAGATGGGCTTCGTAAGTAATATTGTACCTAGTAGACATGAGTTGAAGCTTAAGGAGAAAGATGAAGCTGAACAGGCTCAGGCTATGCAACAGGCTCAAGCTGAGGCTCAGATAGCTCCTACTAAGGTTCAGATTGAAGGACAAGAGAGGATGCATAAAGGTACTCTGGAACTCAAGGCTGCCGAGATGACTTCTAAGAGAGAACTTGAGGAAGCTAAGTTACAGATTAAAGCTATGGCAGAGGACCTCAGGAACCAGAGTAATATTAATAGGGATCAGACTACACTAGCTAAGGCTGGCATGGAGACTGAGCAGAAGAGGGAAGCTACTAGTAAGAGTATAGCCCTCTCTATTCAGAGTGGACATGAGGATAAGTCTCAACAATAAGTAAGTAGAGGAGGATCTATCCATGCGGGAGTAACTCAGTGGTAGAGTGCTCGCCTGAAGAGTGAGAGGCCGGTGGTTCAATCCCATCCTCCCGCACCATATAAGTACTGATAAGTAGCTAAGTGGTAAAGCACCTGCCTGTTAAGCAGGAGATCGTAGGTTCGACTCCTACCTTATCAGCCAGAGCCAAATCCAGTGTTATCCCTACTGGTTCCAACAGGGATCGTAGGAACCTATAACTCAGGGGTTAGAGTACAAGGGTAACGTTCCTTGGTGTCGCTGGTTCGAGTCCAGCTAGGTTCTGCCAACAATAGTCCTTTAGCTCAGTGGTTAGAGCACCCTGCTTATAACAGGGAGACTTAAGTTCAACTCTTAGAAGGACTACCAAAGAGGTACATATGGTCTTTAAGATTACTAAAGAAGATAAAGATAACTTAGATATACTTAAATTAAATAAAGTAGTAAAGGCTTCTCTAGAGATAAATCTGGAGAAATTAATTCTAACGACTCAGGATCACAGGTATGTTCAAGGCATAGTTAGTGTACTGAGAGACTTAGATAATATCTTAACTGACTCCATAAGCTAGGGCGAACTGGACGAAGGGAGAGTAATGGATGAACGATAGTAAATTGGATGCGGAGATTAAAGAACTTGAGGAACTTGCTTTTGGTATTAAGGATGAGGTAGAGGAAGTTGATGGGTCTGCGGAGACTACTGACACTGGTGCTACTGATACTACTGCTAAGAGTACTGAAGTAGAGACTGTCTCAACCGTAGAGACACCACCTACTCCTGATAAGGTTTCGGAACGCAACTGGGAGTCTGAGTATAAGACCCTACGAGCTAGTACTGATAACTACAAGTATATCACGCGGCAAGAGATGGCTAATCTAAAAGAGAGATTAGTAGCAGCTAGTAGGGAGATTGAAAGACTTAAGTCCTCTATCACTGTACCTAGTGAGGATATCTTCAAGGACACCTTTAGTAAGGAGGATGCTGACACTGTGGGTGAGGATGCGCTTCAGATGATGCAGAAGGCGGCTACCACAGCAGCGGATGCTAAGACTAAGGGTATTGAAGAGGAACTCAAGAGGGAGCGTCAATATAGACTTGAGGCTGATCAGAGATCCATTGAGGATGATAAGACTGCTGCTATTGGTATCTTCTTAAATAAACTTGGGTCACTAGTACCTGAGTATGAAGGCATTAACCTTGACCCTAACTTCGAGAAGTTCATTAAGGAGGCTGACCCAGTGAATGGGGGTAGTCGTCTTACACACTTTAAGAATGCTGAGAAGACTGGTAATGTCGGAGTAGTAGCTTCGTATATGAGGGAGTTCCTCGGTACGAGGGTGCCTAAGGATACACTAGCTGAGCGTGTAGGGCCTACGGGTACCACAGCTACAGATCAGGGCACAGAAGTTAAAGGTATACTTATCCCAGTATCAGAGGTAGATAAGTTCTATGATGATGTAATGAGGGGTAGGTTTAAAGGAAATAAAACTCTCCAAAGAGAACTAGAGACTAAGTATGACTTAGCATTCTCCAAGGGAGAGATAGATCATAATAGGTAAATAATATGGCAATTCGTGGTGGTGTAAATGATAGTTTGTATGGACCTTCAGTATCTGATAGTGCTTACGTAAAGCAGCTATTCGCTAAGAAGGTACTGAAGAACTTCTATGAGATTACAGTCTTTAATGATATCGCTAATACCGATTATCGAGGTGAGATTAAGAGCATGGGAGACAAGGTGTATCTTCGGACTACACCAGTATTGACAATCTCTGACTATCAGGTTGGGGAAGATATCTCTGGCAAGTATGAAGTTCCTGCGTCTAATAAACGTAAGCTTGATATTGATCAGGGTAAGATGTGGGCATTTCAGATTGATGATATTGATGAGGTACAGAGTGATCTGAATCTTATGAACATCTTTGCTAATGATGCTGCTGAACGTATGGCTATTGCGATTGATCGTGATGTCCTTGAGTTCGTAGCTATTGGTGATGTTGCAGATAATACCCTGATTGGTACTGATGCTGGTACTAGTGGTGTAGATGCTGCTAATAAGGGTGCTGCTGCTGGTGCTATCAGTGGTAACGTTGATCTTGGTGAGTCTACCGATATACCACTGATAACACCACCTGCACCACGTGTACTTAATAGTATTGAAGGTGATGTAGATAATATCCTCAGTGCTATTGTAGATTGCTCTCAGGTACTTGATGAGGCTAATCAGCCACAGCAGGGTCGTTGGATGGTTATGCCAGCTTGGGCATGTGCACTGCTTAAGAAGGGTGATCTTAGACGAGCTGATATTACTGGTGATAGTACTGGTGTTATCCGTAATGGCGCTATTGGTATGGTAGATAACTTTATGATCTACAAGTCCAATAATGTCTTTGAGGATAAACGGGCTACCTTTAATGGTAACTTCTATATCCCCTTTGGAACTAATGAAGGATTGACCTTCGCATCACAGCTTATTAAAACTGAGTCCCTTCGGATTCAGAATAGCTTTGGCGAGTACATGCGTGGACTCAATGTATACGGTAGAGCTGTTGCTCAGCCTGTAGCTCTTGGTCTTCTGTACGCTAAACGTGCGTAAGTAGTTAAACCCTATGTCTCTAGAGTATATCTAAGTACTCTAGAGACATTTTTGTAGGAGCTGTAGAATGATTAAAGTTATTAAGAAGGGTACTGATGAAGTAGTTATGATTTCTAAGACATACTTTAATAATCATAAGACCCACTTTGATGTATACGTAGAGAAGGTAGAGAAGCCTAAGGTAGTTAAGACTCGTAAGAAGAAGCCAGTAGCAGTGCCTAAGAAGGTTGAAGTAGCTGATAAGGAGGAGTAGTAGTCTATGAATTTCTTGGAAATCACTAAATCTGTCCGTATCCTATCTGGTGCTCAGGGAGTAGGACCACTTACGGTTACTGGAGTAACTGGCTATGAGGCCACCCTTGTAGCATTCGTTAAGGATGCATGGTTAGACATACAGAATTACAGAGAGGAGTGGAACTTCCTTAAGAAGAGCGATAGCTTCTTCACAGCAGCCTCTAAGGATACCTATACAGTTAGTGATATCTTAGGACCTACTAATGACTTCAAGAAGTGGGATAAGGATAGCCTAGTAATAACTGATGCTGGTCGTAAGTATCAGCTTAAACGTATAGACCTAGGTAAACTAGAAGAAGTATACCTCAATAGTATTAAGGAGAGTAGGCCAACAGTATTCGCAATAGACACTAGCGATAGTATCGTACTTAAGAATATCCCAGGTCTTATGTATAATGTGGACCTTAAGTACTGGAGAGAACCACAGATCCTAGTAGCTGATGCAGATGTACCCCTATGTAAGTCCTCCTTCCACAACTTAATCGTATACAAGGCTCTAGAGAAGGCTGCTATATACTTAAGTAGTCCTGAGATCTACCGTAATTACTCTGTTGAGGCTGCTAGAATGCTAGCCCAGATGATGCGTGTAGATAACCCCGCTAAAGTTATGAAGACTAGGAGACCTTTTGCATGATTAAGAGGACAACTGATCTTAGGAGATCATTATGATACCAGCAAGATTGAGTTGGCCCAGTCAGCGTAATGAGGTAATTAACCTTCAGACTGGAGTTGATGAGAACATAGCCTCACTCCAGCAGAATCCTGGCTCCCTCCTTGAAGTAGCTAACTATATGATAGCGGAGGGTACTACTGGTGGATACCAATCTATAGCTGGCTTTGAAAGATTTGATGGTCGTGTCTTATCCTCTACATTGACTACTAAGATAATGACTATAGAGAATCCTGATATAGCTATAGTAGTAGATGATATTATCTTAGGTGCTGCTGGATCTGCTGTAGCCCTAGGATCAAGTTTAATTATTGAGGGTACTCTTCAAGTAGAGGTACGTATTACTAGTAACAACTTTGTCCGTGGAGAGGATTTAACCATTGGAGGTATCTTCCTAGGTATCTTTAAGAATACAAAGACTACAAAGCCTACTGAGACCTTCCATGCTGTCTATGATAACAATAGGGCACTTATAGGTACCGTTGGTGGAGAGGTGGAGTGTGAGGGACCAGTACTTGGTGTAACACTGTATAGGATTAAGGTGTATGCCTTTAGGAAGAAGGTAGGTCTTAATGAGGTAGGGATGTATGAGGGAACTGTCAATGGATGGGTTGAGGTAGATACCTCTGATAACCCATTAGCCTTTGGTGTACATGACTTTAAGTTTACCACATACAACTTCTTTGCTACTGCTGGATCAGATAAGATCTACTGGATAGATGGAGTGAACCAATGTAGATCCTTCAATGGCACTAGAGTAGATACTATAGTCAACTGTGGTATGGTATCCTTAATTAATCCACTGACTGCTGAACAAGATGATAATGATGCATGTGTACAACTAAGTAAGCTTGAGGAGGGTTGGGATAATCTGATAGAGCTTAATGTGACTACCCCTCCAGTTGTCAAGGGTAATTGGCTATCAGTAACAGTTACTGATGCTGACCTACGTACCTTCTTTGATACGTATGGAGCCAGGATGAGGTTCAGGGATCTAGATGATGATAGATGGGTCTACCCAGTATATGTAACTGCTGGTGGATTAGATGAGGTGACTGTAGTATTCGAGGCGGATAGTATTGTATCTGCATCGGACTATAATGTACTCTTCTATTATGACCAGGATCAACCTGAGAATACTACTAATATAGCCCAACCTCCTGTAGATGTAGTAGTTACAGTTAATACAGTGCTTAGGAGAGACTTCAGTACCAATCAGGACAGAGATGTACCTATCAATATTATAGCTAGGGAGAATAGGTTAATACTGGCGTATGCTGGTGGCTCCCTCCAGTTCAGTGAGTTGACTAGACCTACTGGATGGTCTGGTGTTAATGGAGCATTCGAGGTAGGCACTGGTGATGAGATTACTAATCTGGTGCTTGGGGTAGGTAATGCCCTGATTGTATTTAACCTCAGTAGTATCCTCATAGTTAATGGAGTAGCACCCCCTAATATTACTACTGAGATATTCTCCCCAACATCTGGGGCTTACGTAGGTACAGCTAAGAGGTTATTGGGAACCGTATTCTTCCTGGATGATCGTGGTGTAACTACCATGGAAGCTGTTCAGGACTTTGGTGACTTTGCTGCTAATAGTATCAGTGAGAACTTTAAGACTACCCTATTCGAGAATATAGATAACTTAACGACTAGTATTGTCTCTAGAGACTTGAATCAGTATAGACTCTTCTTCAGTACTGGTCTAGGTATCATAGTATCCTTTAAGGGCAAAGAATTACAGGGGGCAACCTTTACTCAATTCCCTATAGCAGTTACACATACTACTGAGGGACCACTTAGTAATAAGAGGAATGTACTCCTGTTCACTACTGATACAGAAGAGTATGCCAATGAGGAGGTTGATGGTTACGTCTATGTTATGGACTCAGGTACCTCCTTTGATAGCCATCCAATCATCACTAAGATGGTAACTAGTTATTCCCACTATGGGAGTCCTAGAGCATGGAAGAGATTCATTAGTGCTATGATTGAGGGGGAGACTAGTGTAGACACTATCTTTGATGTTAAGATAGACTTTGACTATGGCTCTAGACAGTTACCTAGAACTGAGACTAACTTCGGATTAGCTGGAGAGGTAGTAGGTGGGTCTCTCTATGGTACTAGTGAGTACGGAACAGCTATTTATGGCTCTGGCCCAGTACTCTCCAGTACTCCAGTATACTTAACTGGCTTTGGAACTAATGCTAGCTTTAAGATATTAACTAACCTACGCTTTGTTGAACAACATGTTATGCAGAATATACTTGTGGATTACACATTACTCTCAAGAAGGATCTGAAATGTATATAGAATACCTAGGAGAATATAGAGATGAGTAGGAACTACACAGCACCACCAGCAGTATCTGATGGGGATACAGTATTCGCTAATGATGTCAATGACCTTAATACAGCCTCCGATACCGCCTTTACACTTACTGAGGCTGAGCTAGATAACATTAACTCCTCTCTAGGTACTCAGGTAGCTAAAGCTGAGGCATGGGCTAAAGAGGCTGAGGATGTAGAAGTAGAGCCTGGGAAGTTCTCATCTCTACATCACGCTACTAAGTCTAGCCAATCAGCTACTGCTGCTAGTAATAGTGCAGATAGCGCAGCCATTGTAGAAGCTTCGGTCCTCTCCTCTGAGATTAACGCTGCTAACTGTGCTGGTTCTGCCTTTGTTTCCTCTGGGGATACCGCTGCTGATCTAGTGCTAACTAATACAGATGTTGGGCTTACCAATGATAATGTGGTACTTACTAACGCAGACGTAGTACTTACCAATTCTGATGTTATTAAGGCTGAGGCTAGTGCTGATGATGCCGCCAGTGCTGCTGTGGATGTAGTTAATAGTACCGTTAAAGTTGTGAACGATTGTATTAATGGCACTTTTGACACTTGGCAAAGGGGAATAAGTCAAACTGTTTCCGGTTATGGTTCTGATGATAGATTTACAAATCTACATGGTGTATCAACCAAAACACATACAAGAGAATCATTCACTGAAGGACAAACAAGTGTTCCTAATAATCCACATTATTATTCAAGAACAATTGTAGTAACCGGATCAACTACAAGTAGTTATGTTCAGAAAAAGCACAATGTTTTAGATGTGACAAAATATTCTGGAAAAAAAGTTGCTGTTTCGTTTTATGCAAAGGCTGATTCTATAAAAAATATAGCTTTAGGTTGTCATCAAGATTTTGGCTCAGGCGGTAGTCCAACAATATTTGTTAATGCTGAAACAATTCCCCTTTCTTCCGTTTGGCAAAAATTCACAGTATTTTTTAATATCCCTAGTATTTTAGGAAAAACAATAGGGGCATTAAATCATACACGTTTTCAGTTTTGGTTTGATGCAGGTTCAACTTTTGATATCAACACAAATTATCTTGGTAATCAATCAGGAATTTTTGACATTGCAGAGGTTGAAATATATGAAAGCGATATAGAAAGAAAAACATTACGAAAAAACTCTGTTGATACTCTTGATGATTGTTTAACATATTGTGAACTTATAACAATCTTAGACGATTATACCAATACTCTATCAGCAACAGTTTTAAGACGGACGTATTCTTTTAATAAAAAGAAATTAACATCTTTACCTAGTGCTACTGCTGTTGGTAATTTTCAATATTGGAAAGGTGGAACACCTACTATATTTACGCCTATGATCGGCGCTAATAAAACAATGTTTGTCTTATATGGTGTGGGTTTAACTACAGCGAGGGGTTTTTATAGTGGTATTGTTTTAATAGAGGATGAGATATAAAATGAATAATTATAAATATTTAGACAATGAGAGAAACTCTGTTAGAAAATATCCTAGTACAGATATTACCAAAAATGGATACGGGTGGAGTGAGTTCCAAAAACATCTTGAAGAAGGAGGACAAGTAGATCCCTTCCAGAGTCCAGCGGAGGAACTTATATCTAAGCTAGACCAAGTAGACCAAGAGGTGGCAACAGGCTACCTAGAACTCCTAGAGTACAATGGTAATAAGTACTACCCAGATGAGAGGGCTATCCTAGCTTCCTTCAGTAGTCTAGCTTATCTTCCCTCAGATTATACTAAGGAGTGGAAGACTGCTGATAGGATGAAGGATGGTATCAATAGTGTTAAAGTAGTGCTGGATAAGGAGGGACTCGCTGGTCTAGCCCTGACTCTACTAGCTCGCCAAGGTGCTGTATGGGACGCTGGTGAAGCTAAGAAGGTAATACTTAAAGCTAAGAAGGTAATACTTAAAGCTAAGAAGGTAATACTTAAAGCTGAGTATGGAGGATAAGTATGGCATGTCTAGGAGCCACTGGGAGTACCTGTACAGGTCTTACCTCGGATGAGGGATGTGTACCCCCAAAAGTATATAACGCTGGACTACCAGAGCTAGAGCATACTCATCTATCCTTTGATGGTACTAAGTTCATAGCTGATTGGTTACCTACACCCTCTTACCCTACTCATATCATCAGGGGATTCATAAGGGCGATAAATGTACCTAGCTTTACACAGGATGGCATTAGCTATGTCTCTAGAGATACGGACCACATAGACTTAACTAATGGTGGAGATATAGTCCTAGGTAAGTTTTATAGGATAAATATAAGACTGGAGAGTGATACAGAGTTTGGTAGGACTATAACCCTAGAGGTTAAAGCAGAGGTATTCAACGAGTTCCCCATAGGTCTAGATCTGCTAGTGCATGGATCTGAAGATGTACTTATAGGTGCAGAGTATATCTATGTATAAATTAAGGAGGTATGTAAGTAATGGCTAGACAGTTATCAGAGATAAATACTAGTGGAGAGTTAACAGGTATTAAGTTAGGAGGTACTGCTACTGAGAAGTCTGTGGCTACCCAGGAGTATGTAAATCAACCTAGGACAGTAGTCCCATTTACGCCACAAGTAGTACCACCTACTCACTTAGAGGGTCAAGTATTCTATGATGAGCCTACTCACTCCTTCAGTATCCATAGTGATATAGTTAATGTAGCTCTTAATGTGGGACAAGAGCAGTACATGAGGATCATTAATAAGACTGGGAGTACTATACTTAATGGTAAAGCGTGTAGACAGAATGGAGTAGATGTAGCTACTAATCTCCCTCAGGTAGCCCTCGCTATAGCTAATACTATTGATAACTCTAGGATACTCGGAGTAGCTACTCATAATATACTTAATGGTGCTGAGGGCTTCATAACAACCTTTGGTAGAGTGGGAGACTTAGATACTACAGCGCATACCCTAGGTCTAGCTATCTACCTCAGTGATACCGTAGCTGGAGACTATACTAATGTTAAGCCTGATATTGTAACTCAGGTTGGTGGTACAGTAGTCTCAGATTTGACTACAGGTGCTATCCAGGTATCTATACTTAACCATATAGCACTACCTACACTCTTTGGTATACTCCAGGATGTTCCAGATATCTATTCGCTTCCTGGTAATATTACATGGGAAGATATTAATAATTACCAGATGAGTCAAGGTACCGTACTTAGCGTTAACCCTACGACAGGGTTAATTACTCTACCTAATGATGGTTGGTATAGACTTAACTTCAGTACCAGTGTCACCGTAGCCTCAGCGAGTCTTGAAGGGAATGTAGTGCTCTTCAGATTATGGAATGATACTCAGAGTACTGTATTAGCTACTACTCAGCTTGATGTTGACTCAGGTAAGCTTACGGAGTCTAGGTCAACCTCTAATCCCATCTTAGTTGTAGCAGGGGATGAAGTAGTTATGCAGATAGGCTCTGAGGATAGCTCATCTAATCTAGTGTTTGATAGTGTATCCTTCGATATAACTAGTATAACTATAACCTGATACATGGGTATAGAGTGTGAGTAGTAGGCTGTCTAAGATAAATTTAAGATAAATCAGGAGATACGAGAGATGGCAATTAATGAGAGCATAACAGGATCTGGTTTAGGGAATGATGAGAGGGAGATATGGAATAACTACTTCGGTACTCTCTTGACCAAAGCAGAGGGCCTAGCTCTAATCCCAGTAGAGGAGCTAGAAGATGCTTAAGTATACTCTAGTATCCCTACTCCTACTTAGTGGATGTGCTACGGCATATGATGTAGATCTCTGGAAGGAGCATGGTGCTAGTGTAAGGTCAGGTCATACCTCCTCCGCTAAGATAGTTGAGGCTAAGACTATGGCTATCTCAGGATTATCTATATGTCCTGAGTATACTCATACTGAGAGTATACTTATGAGGGTTATCCTTGGTGGTAATATAGAGCGCATCACTGTACCTAAGTTCATAGTTAAAGCACCTAGGCTTAACACGGATAACGTAGAGCCACTGACTAAGGCTACTGTTGGGTTAGCCCCATTCTTAACTATAGAGCGTATAGTTGATAAGACTGCTGGAGAGATTGGAGATGAGAACTATAGTACTGAGGGTGGAGACATTAAGGTGAGTAAGACAGAGGTACATACAACTACTGCTGGAGATGATAATAACATAAGTACTGGCTATGAGAGTACGGATACTACGGAGAGGGATGAGGAGATAAAGGAAGAGATAGATGGAGGGACTACAGATGGAGCCTTATAGTAGCACCTGTAGTGAACATAATGATCTAAGCGGAGTGGTGAATACTATCAAGGGACAACTATCTATACTCTTAAGTCTCGTAGTAGTACTTATAGCTGGTATGACCTTTGCTATATCTCAGAATCATAAGGCGGAGATGAAGCTAGCTGATGTGACTAGGGACCTCTCCAGTACTAAGGAGATGATCATAGCCTCTAAGAACTTACATGATTTAAGATTAGCTAAACTAGAGGATGGCTTCAGCTCCATAACCTCTTTCTGTTGTGGAGAACTAGATGCCCTATAATAAACTAGATATTAAAGTAAGACCAACAAGAGAAGATAGGAACTGGGAAGTACTTGAGTCATTTACCTATAAGGGTATTCAAGTACCTAGAGGATTTACTACGGATGGAGCAAGTGTACCTAAGTACTTAAGGAACATCTTCCCACATGGTGGGCGTAAGTTTGCTCCAGCAGTACTGCATGACTTGCTTTATAGGAGTGTGGACCATAACTTCTCTAGAGAGGAGGCCGATAAGTTATTCCTAGATGCTATGGTATTTAATGGAGTAGGTAATATAGAGGCTAAGGTATTGTACCTAGGAGTTAAGTACTTTGGGTTCCTTACATGGAATAAGATTAGGAGGGAGGTATAGATGGCTGATAACGATGGGACTACTTTTGTAGATCCTAATATAAACATACTACCAGATTATGCTACTCAAGGAGTACTTAACTTACCTACTCCACCTACTACGGATACCCAAGGAGCTGTTGATAAGTCAAAGGAGGTTTATGGAGCCGTAGATCCAGGTACAGTACCTACTGACTATGCTGATGTAGATGTTGAGGGTATTGATGCTACGTTCGGGCCAGGAGAGGACTATGTAAGCCCCTCAGCGACTGTGGCAGGACAACTTAACTCCCTCCTAAGTAGAGACAGTAGATATATTAAACAGGCCCGTAGGCGGTCAGCAGAGGCCTCTCAGGAGCGTGGGTTACTTAATACTAGTTTAGGAGCTGGAGCAGGAGAGGCAGCAGCTATAGAGGCTGGTCTTCCTATTGCTCAACAGGATGCTAAGACGTATGCAGAAGCTCAGGCTAAGCAACAAGCTAGTGAGTATGAGTTCATTAGTGATGTAGCTAGGACTGAATTAAGTGGTAGGTTAACTATACAAGAGTCTGAGACTAAGATGCAGAATCAGATCGTACAGAATACCTTCGATACTGCTATAGCTCAGGCTAGCGATGAGAGCAAGGCGTGGTTCCAGGGAGCGCAGAATGATTATAATGCTAATATGAAGGGCTTTGAGACTCAGCTCCAAGGTATAATTAATGAGCAAACCTTTGATGCCTCTGTTAAAGAGAGCCTAATGGCCTCTTCAGCTACTACTATGCAGAATTATCAACTCTCTGTGGAGACGTTACTCCTTAACTCAGATATACTCCAGATGCTTAAGCAAGAGGGTGGTCCTGCTGCTGTCCAATCTCTACTAGATAACCTTAGAGATAGAACTGCTGATGCTCTTAACTTTCAAGGAGCCGCTGCTGGTGAGTCTGAGTTTATGGCAGGTATTGTAGAGGACTTCATGGCTAGTGGTACTATAGTAGATCCTGATGTTAACTATGGTGATTCTAAAGATACCCCTATCAGTGGGTTAACTAAGCCTGTCCCTGAGGGAACAGTGAAGAATCCAACGCCATGATTAAAGAGGCTACCATACTAGACTTAGCGGAGATAGAGGAGCTGATGTCAGAGTTAGAGGGTATCAATTGCCATGAGTATGTAAGGCATACTCTACTGCACCCCAACTACCACTGGTTCTATAAAGTAGGGACTGCTATGGTATATGACCCTATGGATAATGGTAGGTTCAATATGCATATCTATAATAAAAGTAGAGGTGATAGAAGGCTAAGAGACTGGTGTATACGAACTGGCTCATGGATCTTCGATAATACTGAGGCTAAGAACTTAATTAACTTTGTTAAGATAGAGAGGAGAGACCTTAGATTCTTTATGGCATCTATAGGCTCCGTTAAGGTAGGCCAAGTAGGTGATGAGTTAATTTATAATATCTCTAGAGAAGATAGAGCTAGAGCTGAGAGGAGACTAGAGCAATGACAGGGTTTGTAGCAATTGGTGCAGTAATAGGTACATGGATGGGTGGCGCTGTTGGAGGAGCTATAGCAGCCAGTGCCATAGCCTCCGCAGCAGTAGGTGTGGTTGCCTCAGCAGTAGTGGGTGCAGTAATAGGTGGCTTAGTCTCCGCAGTAAGCGGTGGAGATATAGGTAAGGGTATGCTCTTTGGTGCTATTGGAGGTCTTGCTGTTGGTGCAGCCTTCGGTACTGGTATAGCAGGAGCTATGGGTGGTGGTACTGAGGTCTCTAGTGCAGCAGCTACTGGTGGGGCATACTCCTCTACTTCCTCTGCTTCTGCTGCATCCCAACTAGCTGCTGCTGAGTCTGCTGCTGGTATTATTACGAGTACTGAGAGTACTGAGAGTACTGAGATCACAGCAGGAGAGGAGTTAGCATTTGCTGCATTAGGTGAAGGTGGCAAGATGCTCTATGAGGGGCAGCAAGCTGGTGAAGCCGCTGATCTGGCTAAGGAAGAGGCTGATAAGAATAGAGCCTTCTTAACTATGCAGCAGGATAAGGACTTAGCTAATGCTCTAGAGAGAGCTAAGATAGCTTCCGCTGGACTCGAACCAGAGTTCTGGTTAGCTGAGAAACAGGCATTGAAGAAGAGTGATATTGATCAGGCAATACGGCAATACCAAGCTAAAGTAGATACTGATGTTGGTGCCTCTAGTGAGTCCTATGCTGGTATAGCGGAGGGCATCAATAAGTTAGACCTACCAGCTAGAGGTAAGTTTACTGGTGATCCAGAGGGAGTGTTATCTATCTCTAAGATAGGGAGTCAAGCATAATGGCTACTGATGCTAAAGAGTTTAGAGAGACTAGGATGAGTAGGGAGTCTAGGACTACTGGAAATACTGGTGTCCTTGATCAGATGAGGGCTGTTAGAGAGAGTAGGAAAGACCCTAGGCAATACTATGAGGAATATGGCTTCTCGGCTACTCCAGAGCAGTATGAAGGTATGCAAGCTAGTGATAAGGAATTTAGTGGAGCCGTTGGGGATGCTCAAGGTATGCTTGATACCGCTAGTGGAGATTTAGATACAGCTATTAAGTCTGCCTATGATACCTTAGGTACCCCTGAGAGTATGGCTAATACTGCATGGGAGAAGGATAAGAGTAACTGGATACCCGTAGCAGTGTACAACAAGAATAAGCTAGAGGCTACCTATATGCTACCTAGGGATATAGCTGGTAATCTTAAGGCTGAAGTATTCACTGGTGAAGAGGGTAAGTATGAGTCCCACTTCTTTAATAATGAGGGTGGAGTCATGGATGATGATATAGGTAGTGCTACTAGACTCCATGTTGATGTAACTCCAGTAGGTATAGGCTCCGCTTATGGCAAGGAGTTACATGAGGCTCTTAGTGGTACTGTGAGTAGCTACGAGAGTGCCTTCATGACTAATGCTCTTGATCAGGCTACTGGAGTATACCAACAGGGTGTTAAGGATATACGTGGTGCCTATGGCACAGCCTTAGGGGATCTTAATGAACAGCAGGGTATACTTACTGGCTATGAGACAGATAGAGCTGCTAAGTATGGAGCAGAGAGGACTAGGTATAGCGATAGACTTAAGACTATGCAGAAACTCTTTGGTAATATATCAGTAGGATAATATAATGGCAAATAAGAGAGCACAAGATAAAGTACAGAAGGTAGAACAGAAGGCACCTCAAGCAGTACCTCAGGAACAACCTAAGGTCTCCCCAGAAGTAGAGAGGAAGGTTAATGCATACATCTCAGCCCTATCTAAACTGATGCATGGTAAGGAGACTAAGAACCATGTATACAAGATGCTCCAATCAGGTGAGCCTATGGTGACTATACCTAGGTCAGCTATTGAGATTAATAGACAGGCTGAGGAAGCCTTCAAGAGGGGTGGGGCTACCCCAGATCTAGATACGCTATTCGCTGGATCTCAGTTCCTCATCCTAGATTTAATTGAGATAGGTAATGCTGGTGGTTTCTTCCAGTTAGACCCTCAGGACCCTAATGTCCTAGGGCCACTAGTCCAGTCTACGGTTCAACCCTATGTTGAAGAGGGACTTAAGAATGGTACGATTGACCCAGTAGAGCTACAGAATAAGATTGAGCCTATGCTTACGGATGAACAGAGAGCGCAGGGTGGACTTATGGCTCAAGAGCAAGGCATGTCTATGGAGGCTAATCAGGGAACTGCTATGGAGACCTACCGTAGGCAGGGTATACTTGATGAGAGAGGTAGGAATGCTGATATGGTTGCTAAGGCTAAGATAAAGCAGGGACAAAGAGCAGAGCAAGCAGCGCCTCAACAGCAACCTCAGGGACAACAGGGAGTACTACAGAATGGCTAATGGGATACTCGCAGCACTAGCTGGTGGCTTAAGCGGATACAGTGGAGCCTTAAGTAATCAGTATAAGATGCAGAAGGAAGATGAACAAGCTAAGCTTAAGAGTGAGAGGTTAACTTCTCTAGAGGAATTAAGAGCATCTAATAATGCTAAGCTACAGGAGACTAAGTTTACCCAGAGTAAGGAGCTTATAAATATTGGGGAGACTAATAGGGCTACTGCTTTGACTAAGGAGAGGGAGTACCAAGGGGAACAATTAACTGCGAAGAAGGAGTATGATGAGGGTGCTCTTAAGAGGGCATATGAAGCTAAGCAGGAGATAATTACTCTAGATATGGATAAGTACTCAAAGGCTAATCCTGTTGCTACCCCAGAGCAGTTAGATGATCATCACCAGATACTCCAGGGTTGGGCAATAGCAACTAAGGGACTCTCTGCTGACAAGGCTGCTGAGCTTAAGTTAAAGGCTCAAGGTATGTGGGAGGACCTAGATCCCAAGCTTAGAGATAAGAAGATAGCTCAGTATAAGAACCTTAATCGTAACTCTCTTAATCCCTCTGAAGATGCTATGCTTGAGTTTATGAATGTAGCTATATCTAATAGAAAGGGTGGTAGTGACTCAGATACTGGAGCGGCTGATATAAAGGGTCTAGCTAAGCAGTACTCTGGTGCTAAGGATAAAGTTAAAGCTTACAATATGGTACTTGATAAGTTCGGTAAGGATGTAGCTGATCAAGTTAAACTACAGGGTACAGTTGAGGAAGGTCCAGAAGTACCTAAGACTCAGATACAAAAGGAACTTGATATAATTGGTCCTGCTGCTAAAAAGCTACTAGATAAAACTAAACCTTCTCCAACTAGCCCAAGAAGACAGCAAGGGATACTAGATGGAAGCGGATGGGGAAAGAGTAAGTTCTTAGAAGGCTTAAACAGATAGAGAATTAACTTGACGGATTTATTGAATTACTAATTGAGGTAAGAGATGGGTAATATCTTTGATGATGGGGGAGACCTCTCTACATATACTATAAGACCTGAGAGTGCCTATGCTGATACACAGCGTGGGCACTTCCTGGATTACGCTAATAAGGTATACAGGGGTGGTGTAGAGGCTCTTGATATGCTTGGTCGTGGTGCTGAGACCTATGGTGCTGATAGCCTAGGCTCTGCTCTCCGCTATGGTGCTGATAAGGCCAAGGGTACTAGCTTCTATAAGCCAGATATCCAAAGCTACCTAGGTGAGGATAGTGCCTTTAAGCAGTATACTGGTGAAGCACTTGAAGCTATGACTATGTCTATTGGTGGTGCCGTAGGTGGTGCCATAGTAGGTGGTATAGTTACTGGAGGTAATCCCTTTGGTGCTGCTGCTGGTTCCTTATCTGTTATGGGGACTATGTTCCATGGTGGATCTTATAGCCATGGTATGGAGGAGGCTATTAAGTATGGCCTTAGTGGAGAGGCTGCTGAGGATTATGCTAATGAGTATGCATTGTGGGAGGTAATACCTGAGTTAATAGGTGATGCAGCACTGTTGATACCCTTCGTAGGTGGTACAGCTAAAGTAGGTATTAAAGCTATAGCTGCTGGTCTCAAGTCTGGTAAGTTCACCATCGGAGCAGTTACGGATGCTCTAGCTAATAAGGTAGGGACTAAGGCTCTAGCTCATAAGTGGCTAGGTGCTACCGGAGCTGGTGGTGGTACGGAGGTACTCACTGAGTTTGGTCAGAATATCGCTAGAGAGAATGCTGGAATGGCTAAGGCTGAGACAGACTTCTGGCATACGTTCATTGTTGGTGCGCTAGCTCAAGGTGCTCCTGGTGCTGTAGGTACTGCCTACTCTATTGATCAGGCTAATAAGATTACTGAGGGACTTAGGGCTGGTCTTAATAGTGAGGTACCTGAGGTACGTAAGTATACTATAGATCAGATCTATGAGGGTATTGCTAAGGCTGATGAGGGTCAGGCTAGTCTATTCCGTGAGTATGCTTATAACAGAGAGAAGCAGGGTCTTAAGGTAGAGCTTGGTGATAACTTCAACAAAGTCTTAAGTAATGTAGGAACTATTAGGGAGGATGCTCAGGTAAGACAGGATGCTGAGGTAGAGTACTCAGGCTATCAACCTAATGTACCTAATGCTATCCTTGAGGAAGAGAGTACTGGAGATGTACTTAAGGATGAGATAGGTCTAGCTGTTAAGAATAAGGTTGAGCAGAGTAAGGTAGAACAAGCAAGTACTGAGCGTGATGTAGAAGCAGAGGTCACAGGTACACTAGCTCAGAGAGAAGCTATACGTAGGGGTAGCCCAGGAGTTACCGGTGCCCTCACAGGACCACCTACTAGAGTAGAGGTAGTAGGAGATCAGGAGAGGGCTACGGAGGCTTATGAGCCTACTGAGGTACCTAGTGGTCCACTCTCTCAGGTAGCCTCTATACAGGGACAGCTGCCTACTGGTAAGGATATCCCCAGTACTCCTCAGACAGCTCTTGATAGGCATCATGAGTACTGGGCTGCTCCTCCCGAGATTAAAGCATTGTATGGTCGTAAGGATAAAGAGGCCATAATGGATACTACTGTAGAGGAAGTATCTAAGGTAATAGTAGGGAGGGATAAAGCTGACATAGCAGATCTATTAGAGAAGACTGACGAGCCTACTAAACAAGCTATAGTGGAGGGTACTCAAGAGGTAGCTAAAGCTAAGCAGGGGGTCGTTAGTGCCCCTACAGTGGCTGATAAGGTCAAAGCTATATCAAGTGTTAAGAAGGCTAAGAAGGATCTGGAGACAGTATATGATTACTCTAGAGAAGAGGTAGGAACCTATGTATCTCCAGAGGTAGCAGAGACTGAAGTAACTAAACCTAAACAAGATATACCACTAGAGGCTGGAGTAGAGGTTGAGAATGTAGTAGCTACGTATCCCTCAGGCTATCATGTAGTTAAGGTAACTAAGGATAGATATGTAGTACTTAAGAAGGGAGAGGAGGTTGATGCTGGTGCTCAGTATACATCTGGTGCCCAGAAGGGTGGAGCTTTAACTAATGCTAAGAAGGCTGCTGAGTCTGGGGACTTAAGTACTGGTACTAGGGTAGGCCAAGCTGGACGTAAGACTAAATCTCAGAAGGTAGCTGGAGAGAAGAGGACTAGGGACATAGGGACACAGGAGAAGGAGGATGTTACCCAGTGGCTTATAGATAATGGCTACACTACTACTCAGAGGAGAGAGAAGTTAGATAAGGATGGTAAGGTAATTAAGGATCAGTTCGAGGAGATAGAGATACTTAAGGATGATGTAACTAATATAGCCTTAGCAACTCTACTTCAATCTGGCGATGAGTTGACTAAGGCTAATCTTAATAAGGCTATCCGAGCTGAGAAGAAGGCTGAAGAGAAGGGAACTGAGTATGCTCAATCTACTAAAGAGGGTGGAGCAACTGTATATGCCTCTGTTGGAGAGGGTATAGGTACTACCTCAGGTATCACTGAGGCTACTGCTGGTACAGAGGTGAAGACCTTTGATGAGGAAGGTAAGGAGATAGGTTCAGGTGATGAGGTAGTAGAAGAGGAGTTAGGCTTAACCTCTACTGAGGAGGTACGTACAGCACCTACTAGACCTAAGGTACTACGCTTCCATAAGTTAAAGAGTAAGAAGAGTGGTAAGTATACTGGTAACTGGGTTAGTGAGTGGGCTGGTAGTAACTATGAGATTAAAGCTGAGAGAGGTAAGGTAAGCCTATATGATGGAGATAACTTAATAGGTACCTTTGATAACCACTATGAAGCTGCTCAGAGTATTGGTGCTACCATTAAGGATATAGCTGGTGGTAAGTCTGAACAACAGGATACAGTAGTAGCTAGTCGAGAAGCTGAGAGAGAGTTAGTAGGTGGTAGAGCTGAGGTTGATGTAGAGAGGAGGAGAGCTAAGGAGGCTAGTAAGAAGAGGGGTAAGGTCACAGTAAGGAGGAAGAAGGTAGCAGCAGATGACAAGCTAGAAGACTTCTCTCTAGAGAAGGGTGATAGAATAGACAATAGAGAGACTAGAGCTGTTGAGGACGCTCAGGAGAATATCAAGGGACTTGAGATATCCTCTGTAGTTACCAAGGATATGACTCAAGAGGAGTTCCTACGTCTAGCTACCAGTGGACAGAAGAGGATTGATCAGATACGTGAGGAGGGCTTCATAGAGCGTGGGGATCTCACTGAGTATGATGAGGGAGACCCTAGTTCCTTTGCCTTCTCTGAGGAAGAGTTTAATAAGAGTCCTAACCCATACCTAGTAGTTGATAAGGATGGTAAGGTAAGAGGGCATGAGGGTAGGCATAGAGCTACCCTCTCTGAGGGTGTACTAGATACTATACCTGTAACTATAATCTATGAGGGTACAGTTACAGAAGAGCTTACTCCACAGTTTGAGCAGAAGGGGGAGGATACCCTTGAAGATCTAGGTATAGTAGAGACACCCTTCGTAGAGACCAAGGACCATGCAGAATTCAAGAGTGTAACTAATCTACTTGAGGCACTACAATTAGCTAAGCGTAAGGGTAATAAGGCTACTTCAACACTAGCTAAGATGATCTTAAAGGTAGCTGGTGATACTGATCTGCTTAAGACCATTGTTACTCATGACCCTGGAGCTATAACATCTTACTATAGAGCTAGTACTGATACAGTGACAACTAATGATAGAGCTATGGAGGGACTACTCTATGGCACATTCATACATGAGGCAGTACATGCTTTAACTCAAGGTAAGATCAAGAGTAGTGTAAGTATTCGAGAGAGACTAGATGAGCTTATTAGTACCTCTATGGATAGTCTTCCAGATACCTCTCTAGAGATACTGACTAAGGCTAGCTTTGATGCTAAGTTAATTAATAAACATGCTGTTGCTCTTAAGGCTGAGTATGGTGAGAGAGCAGTAGTACTTGCGTATGCCCATGCTAACCCACATGAGTTCCTAGCTATGGCTATGAATAGTAATATGGTCCAAGAGTATATGAAGTCTATTGAGGTTGAGGCTAGTAAAGGTGGCTTCGGTAGAATGAGGAGTATATGGGATATGTTCATAAGAGGTATCCAAGATGCATTAGGTCTCTCTCCACTGTCCCATACGATGCTTGATGAAGTACTCACTGAGACAGCAGGGATTATCTATGAGGGTAAGTTAACTACACCTAGGTTAACAGCAGAGGAGCAGAGAGCTATTGATGAGAGCTGGGAGAGGGAGTGGGCATCCTTTGATAAGGAAGTAGAGGAGATGGATTTTGAGACTCTAGAGCTTAGCCCTAGTAAGGCTCTAAGTACTGCTAAGGCTGTAGGAGAGAGTACTCTAGATACATTCAAGGATGTAGTTAAGAGATACCTAACTCCTGTTAGTGATAGACTTATGGTGATAGCTAAGGATTTAAGTTATCGACTAAGCTATATGGATAGTACTATAGCTCGTAGAGTATCTGAGGCTATTAAGGTAGGTAATGAATTAGAGGACCAAGCTAAGGGTAATATGAATGATGAGGATCTTAAGAGGTTCTCCTATTTACTGAAGAGGGCAACTAAGAACTCTATTAGGGAAGCTAATGAGATAGCTAAGAAGAATAAGGTTGACATGGGACCAGCTCAACGTATCCTAGATACTCTTAGTAGTGAGATGGTAGCCGTAGAGCTTATTAGTAAGAAGAAGGGAGAGAGTGTATACTGGCCTAGAGCAGTTAAGGATATGGATGGTCTGCATGATCACTATGATAAGGAGGGTATCTTACCTGAGATTAAGAAGGCTCTTAAGGCTAGGGGTATTGAGGCTACTGAGGAGAACATAGCTACTATCATGGCTGATACCTTAGGCAAAGGTGGGTACCCTCAGCTCCTAGGTAAGCCAGGAGCATCCAAGGCTAGGTCTATGAGGAATCTAACTGAGGAGGGTGCTGAGTTCTACTTTGCACCCTTCGATGCCTTTCGTATGATGGCTGAGGATTCCATTAATAGTATAGAGCAACATAGACTAGTGGGTAAGAGTTCTAGATTGTCTCTAGAGATTAAGGCTACTAAGCTCGCTAAGCGGATAGATAAGATGAAGGGTGAGGGTCTAGATGTGAGTAAGGAGGTTGAGGATCTTAAGGTAATTGGTGAGGATCTGCTAGAGCCTACCGCTATTAGTAAAGGTGGCATAGGAGCCTTCTTAACTAAGGAGGGTATATCTGGTACAGAGCAGAGAGAGGTTAGAGATATGCTCTTCAATAGATTTAATGAGAGAGGTATGTCTGAGAACATGCGTCTACTTAAGCATGGTACCTTAGCTATGACCCTGCTTAACCCTACTACAGCTATTAAGCAGTTAGGTGATGTTGGTATAGCTATTACTGAGAGGGGGCTTAAGGAGGCTGTCTATGGAGTTAAGGCTGCACTAGGGGATAAGGCTGGTAAGTTTAACCTGTATGAGATGGGTATACAGCAGTATATCTTAGAGCAGGGAGAGAGACAGGATAGAACATCTCAGCTACTTGATAAGGGTTTTGGTATCTCTGGCTTTAAGCTTATGGATAACTTCGGTAAACAAGTATCTTACCAAGCTAGTCTTAAGGAAGTACAGGAGATGAGTAAGGAGGAGTTCCTTAGTGAGTATAGTGATGTTAAGTCTATAGGTAATCTAGGGGAGTTGTATAATAATATAGCGGAGGGTAAGGTAGGAGACAGAGGGGTACAGGACTTTATGACTTGGAGAGTATCTCAGATACAACCCCTATTCCTATCCCAGATGTCAGAGAAGATGCTTACTGCTGGTAATGCTAGAGTATTTGGGATGTTACTCCAGTACTCCCTACGTAGACTAGGTATGCTCTCTACCCACTTCAATAAGCTTAAGGAGGAGAAGGGTATCTTTGCTGCCTCTAAGTATGCTATAAAGGTCATAGCCGTACTGACTGCTGCTGAGTTCAGTGCTGAGTGTATAGCTGGACTACTTACTGGTAAGCCCTGTAAGGATATAGATCAACAGCTAGAGAAGACTATCTTAGGTACAATACTCCTAGATAGGTATACACTGGATAAGATGGGAGAGGGTAAGATAGCTGAGGGTATCTTAAGCCTTACTGGTGCATCAGCTATTGAGAGCGTAGATACTATCTTCAAGAGTTCCTTAACTCTCTTCGGAGATGAGGGCTTTGACTTTAAGATGCTTAAGAATCTACCTATGGGTAAGATACCATACTTCCTGTTTACTGAGGAGGGAGCTAAGGAGAGAGAGAAAGCATGGGAGAAGTCTGGTGAGTATAAGCATATCTATGAGGGTGATGATGTTGACTAGTGTAGGTAAAGGGGATAAGGAAGCTATACTTAATCAGGTCAAGTCTAATGCTATGAGTGGTGCTGATATGTATGCTGGTGGAGTAACTAAGATGGTAGAGGAGTACAATGCCTAGGATAACTAAGGAAGAGATAAGAGCAGCCTATGATGGAGCTAAGTATACTAGTGGTCTCATGGTACAAGAGAACTCTGAGTTATACAAGGCTCCTGAGGATGAATTGATACATCCTAATAAGGCTCCAGAGGAGGGTGGTGGTCAAGACATTGCGTATGGTCATAAGCTTACTGAGGGAGAGATAAAGAAGGGTGAGGTGTATGGCATAGCCTATACTAAGGGGATAACTAAGAAGGATGCTGAGAGGATACTTGAGTTAGATATAATCAAGCATAAGAATAAAGCGGAGGCTAAGGTAGGCTCCAGTGTGTGGAATGAATTACCTCAGGCTGGTAAGAACCTACTTACGGACTTTAGTTTTACAGGGACACTTCATAAGTTCCCCAAGATGTTAGCTGGTATCAAGAGTAAGAATAAGGAAGTAGTACTGAATGAGTACAGGAGGAAGTTCAAGAAGGGGGGTACTATGAGGGATATGGTAGAGAGGAATAAGTTCTCTAGAGAGATGATAGCGGGTATGGAGGATTACTTCATATAGTATATAGGCCATAGAGGTATCTAATTGATCCTCTATGGCCCTCTTAGTTTAAGCTAGTAGTGGCTGATCATTGTAGCCTACGGAGAGCCTGATAGCCTCCTCACGCTGTCTAGCAAAGGCCATACTCCTCTTAGCCTTCTTGAATGCCTTCTTGTTCTTCTTCGTTAACTGCTTACGGAACTTATCAGTCCGTATATATGTACCCTGAACCTTAAGCTTATGTAATACTTGAGAACCCTCTACCTTGACCATAGTACAACTGATCCAGTGGGGTAGGCCAAGGGCTAAGATAGCTACCCTCTGTTGACTAAGGAGTCTACGGGCCTGATAATCATAGTACAACTCATCTTCCATCCTCTTCATACTTAACTCTCCTATGGCCTTCATAAGCCTTTATGATTCTCTTCCTATATATACGTATGATATTTAGTGGCACATACTCCTCTGTCTTAAAGGCTACATACTTATCCCCTATGAGTACCCTGATATAGTGGAAGAAGCTCTTACGATCTGAACAACTCTCAACAGATTTAAGAAATACTGTACTACCTCTACAACTTATGATGGGGTTATCCTCTAGCATCTTCTTTACATTACCTAGCATACCTCCCCCGTACCCCTCCAGTCTAATTTAATGTAAAGCTCATCTCCAAAGGATTGCATCTTCTTAACCTTCTCTATACACTCAATAGTAAGTTTATCTATTACGGGTCTCAGCTTCTTCCTGAGGTTATCCTTGAATAACTCTGCTTCAGTCTCAACTATACTTGAGAGTATAGCGGGCTTAATCTGCTTCTCAAATAGGATTCTAGTTATCTCTACTATATGATCTGGGTCTCTACTTTCCATACTTAAATCTCCTCTTCCCTATTTTATTAATTAACTCATGACCCTCTTGATACTGACCACACCAGTGCATCTCATGCTTAGCTATAGGCTCAGGAGTAAGTCTGCACTCCCCTTGTCCATCAGTACCCTCATGTTTATAGTAGAACCTACATGAGATACATCTGTATGACTTTAGTTTACTCACGCCCTACCTCCTCCCTTATCCACACTTACTCCATCCACACCCACCACTACACTTCTCACACCCCTCAGTAAACTGGAGAGGACTACCACACTCAGGGCATCCCTTCATCTCCACCTCCGTACCCCTAGCTTGTTGGTACATCTTGAGTATCCTGCTGAGGTGACTAGCAACATCGTTGATAACTACTACGGACTTATCCAATTGCTTAATGATATCCGTGAGTGGTACCCCATACCTCATAGAGAGGCTTAACTGTCTACACACGGTGTTCCAGCAGCTATCTATACTAGCGTATGGAAATTTAACGAAGACTTCTACAGGGGCACCTGAGGCATCCTCAGCTACTATGATGTAGACCTTCTGTCCATCTACTGTCACTCGGTATCTTGTGGCTTTAAGTTCATCTGGGAGAACAGCTTTACTAAAGGACTCTTTGGATCTAGGATTATCCACTGGTCCTTGCTCTCTAGTATCTCCTTCGGTAGATGCACTAAGTACTTGTGTTTCCCTAGAACCATCTCGATAGATTGTGACTCCCTTACATCCAAGTTTGTATGCGAGTTCATAAGCCTCCTTAACTTCTTTGACTGTAGTGTCATTAGGCATATTAATTGTCTTACTAATGGAGCTATCAATGTGCTTCTGTAGCACCGCTTGCATCTTGATATGATCAGACCAGTGGATATCACCGGCACTCTTGAATAGGTCTGGGTTACTGACCATTAGATCCCACTCATACCCTTGTTCAATAGCTTCCTTCGCCTCTTGTGGTAACCACTTATTAGGCATGATAAACTTAGTTCCATCGAGTACCTCTTTAACTGTCACTGGTGCGTAATATGGCTCACAACCACTGGAACAGTCTGAAATCATTGATAAAGTTCCAGTAGGTGCTATGGTAGTCAGATTAGCATTACGTCTATAAGGTATCCCATCAGGTATCGTATCATACCCATCATAATGCCCCTCCTTCATAGCTAACTCGTAAGACTTCTTATCAGCTTCTCTAGAGATAAACTCCATTACCTCACCAGCAAGGGTACGCCCCTCCTCACTATCATAGGGTAGGCCCAACTGGATAAGCATGTCGTGCAACCCCATAATACCTAGGCCAATCTTCCGAGTCCTCTCCATGGCCTCCTGACACTCTGGGATAGGCATCACACTAGCATCTAGTATCCTATTGAGGAAGAGGACTCCAGTTCTAGTAGTATCTCTGAGCTTCACATAGTCAACTTGAAGGACATCTCTTGTAACAAAATCTTCACCTGTGAATGGCCCGAGACTCATCACATGATTACTTAAGTTAATACTACCGAGCGTACAGTTATGTACACCAATACCATTAGCCCAGAAAGTATTAATGTTTGATACCTCTACTATATCAAACACTTCTTCTGAACCAAAGTCCTCCACTGAGGCTACCTTATAAGAAGTCTCATCTGCATACCTACTCCTTACAAACTTATCCTTCTTAACGCTAGTCAAGAGACCTACAGTATCCATGAATATATTAGCTGATTGCTTAGTCACCTGTATACGGTACTGGTTATTACGGTTACTCTTGAATACAGTTGTAAACTTAGATGTATGGATACCTATAGAGTTAAGGTATGCTACAACTTGATTACCTAGCTTATCACTAGATGTTGCAAAGGCAACCTGAGTATTAGCTTTCCCAGATATTCCTGCATCTGCACTAAATAGGCCACGTATAAAGGATCTTTGTTGGGGGTCTGTCCAACTATAGAACTTACTAGGGAACTCTACCTCAGTACACCTACTTTTAACCATACCAAAAGACTCAGCTATCTCTAGAGAACTTTTCTTATCAGACTGGTGTTGATACCTCTCCTCTGTATTAATATTAGGCTTAGTTGTTACATCAAAGGTATTGATAAAGCACTGGCTAATACGATCTTTGATTTCAAAGTCACCATCCTTAGCATTGAAGGATATACCCACAGTGGTGCTATACCAGCCATCTCCATGAAGCCAGCCAATCATCTCATGTACTTCGCTAGGTGCATCATACAGTGTATATGGTGTGACACCTGAGAGAACCTTGACACTCTTACCCACAGTATCCTTAGCATCTACAAAAGATCCACTTACTAGTTCTATCTGATGATCTGGAGTGCATACTAGTGTTGACCTATTAGATAGGTTCATCTTAATTACAGGTTGAGTACCTTTGTTCACCACCTTAAGATAAGTATGTGCTTTGTAATCAGTGCCAATCACATGAGAAGTACCAGCCATATCCTCAATCTTACGTACACCTTGCGGGGTAGTAACAAGTGTACCTTTAGCTAAACAACTCTCATAAGGACGGAGTGGCTGTTCTCCACAGGGATTGGTACAATCGAGCTTACCAAGGTGTGGTACAGTGTTCCCCTTCTCTATGGTATCCATAAAGATGACACCCGGCTCAGCACTGGACCAAGCCCTCTGTATCAACTCATCCCATAATTCAGTATTCTTACCATAAGTTACATGAGGGTTAAGTACCTCATCCATAAAGCTATCAGTAATACCCACAGACAGATTAAAGTTACTCAAGACACCTTCAGTATCCTTAACACTAATGAAGTCCCAGATATCTGGATGATCACAGTCCAAAATACCCATGTTAGCCCCTCGTCTACGACCTCCCTGCTTTATTATGTCTGTTGATACATCCTGTACCTTCATGAAAGACAGAGGCCCAGATGCAACGCCATTAGTACTAGCCACAATACTATTAGAGGCCCGGATTGGAGAATAATTGCAACCGACACCACCACCGGACTTACTAATGATAGCAGCATCACTATAGAACTTATATATGCTTTCAATTGAATCCTCCACTGGTAGTACGTAACAAGCTGAGTATGCCTCAATAGCTGTCCCTCCGTTCATTAAGGCAGGGGAGTTAGGTAGGAAGTCCATATCTCTCATAGTATTTATGAATAGGCACTCCTCCTCATGGGCCTTACCAAAATATCCACCAACCCTCTCAGTCTGATCTTCCCATGTACTCTCTCCTTCAAGAAAGTAACGCTCCTCAAGTACTCGTTGTGCTGTTTCTGTAATCATATATCTTACTCTCCTCGTTGTACACTTCTGAAATCATAATGAACCATAAACTCTTTCTTACAATCTTCACAATACATCCAGACATAAGCTCCATCTGGTTCAAACTCTCCACTCTCATTAGGAAAGAAGTCTGTACCTTGGCAGTATGGGCACTTAGCTCTCTTTGTAATCTTAGTGAGGTAACCACCTCTACCTAAATCACTATCTCCTTGTAACTCCTTTACCTTAGTCTCAAGATCACTAACAACCTTCTTAATCTCTTGATAACTCATCTGTCTTAAACTTATACTACTCATACATCTACCTCCCCTATAACCTTCATCTTATTCGCTAGATACCATAGGCCACTTTGTGACTCTGGTCTCTTAAGCTCTATGTAATCCTCTATCTCTACCTTAACCCATACTCTATTATCCATCAGCTTTAGATGAGGAGCTATAGGCTCACTTGTGGTATGCCATCCAGGTCTATGAGCATACCCTTTGGTCTTATGATCTTCAGCTTGTAGCCATATGCCAAGGGGTATCCTCTGTCTCCTATTAATAAAGAGTGGGCCTAGAGTTCCATCCACCCTCTTTACTATAAGTTTATAGGCTATCATATACGCTCCTAGTACTTGTTACTCTTACCTAACTTAGACTTAAGCTTCTTCTTCTCCATCTTCTTCTGCTTAGGTTTAGCCTTGGTCTTTACCTTAGTCTTAACCTTAGTCTTTACCTTAGTAGTACCATAACCACCCATCATCTTCTTAGCCATTCTTATATCACCCCCTTTATCCTTTAGCCCTATTTATTATCATTCAAGTATTGCATAAGATCAGAGGCCAAGACGGACACCTGACCCTCATCTAGATCCAGTGCATTACAACTAGAGATGAAGTGGATTACTTCATGTAGTAGTGTCTCAGCCTTAAGATCCTCCGCTATGTTCTCATCAATCATTATCTCAGACTTCTCTAGAGAACACTCACCAAGTCTACCAGTACCTAGAGTTACCTCTCTCACTATGACGCTAAGTCCACTTACCTTAATTACTCTTGTATCACTCATCCGACCTATCTCCCAATCCTCATTTATTCCTACAGTATTCCAATCAGTACCACACTGATTACATAGACCAGCTAACACTAACCCATCACAATCCTTATCTGGACAAAAGTTTCCCATTAACTAACCCCCGAAGATCCAAAGCCACCCTTACCATCCTCCATATCATCCACTACCTCAAGCTCTGGGCTTACGAAGTGGTGGAAGATGAGTTGAGCTATACGCTCCCCCTTCCGTATATATAGTGTATTACCATATGACATATTGAATACCTTAGCCTTCATCTCCTGCTTAAAGGAACTGTCTATGATGCCCGTACTTATCACAGCGTTCCTCTTAAAGGCTAAGGAGGAGCGATGGATAAGTAATCCATACTGACCCTCAGGGATAGCCACTGCTATCCCAAGAGGGACTACAGCAGCAGACTGAGGTTCTATCTCCATATCCTCACCAGCACATAGATCATACCCTGCATCACCCTCTCTCATCTGCTTAAGTATACATCCAGGTCTTACTATTCTATACCTCATACACTCTCTATCCTTAAGTTCTCTGGAGACATCATACGCCTAACCTTCTCAGCTACTGTGATACCCTCATGTAACCTTACAGATGTCTCATGTTTTAACCAAGCTTTAAACTCTGGTAAGTTAACTATAGATCAAAATCCTTCTTAGTAATACTGAAGACTAATTGCTTACTCATACTACCCCTCCATATTACTTATCAGTAGAGACTCAAGGATAAACTCTGTATGCCAGAAGAATAAGAATCTCTTACGCTTTATCTCAACTCTCTTAACTCCAGATATCTCTTTTGTATAAGATCTTCCAGTAAGCTCAACCTCTTCCGCAGTACCATCATTCAGTAAGACATATGCTATATTACTCATTCCTCTACCCCCGTACCCTCAGGTCTAACCCATATATACTTAGGGTCATGACCATCAGCTTTTACCATAGTCTGAACTAGGCCAGCCTCAGTGGCAGCTATGCCTAACTCAGTCTTCTCCGTAGCATTAAACATAGTACAGGTAGTGAACATAAGCATACACATCACAATTACTATACAAGACATAAACCAGTTCTTATCCACTTATCTTCCTCTCCTCCAGTTCCAGGTGATGCTCCTCCAATCTCCTCAACTCCTCTACCCTACCATCAACTATACTATTACCGAACTTAGTCAGCAGGATACCTAACTCCTCAGGTAGCAGGGGAACAGCCATCTCATCTGGCCCCTGTTTAAGCCTGAGGATAGTTACCCCAGTCTCCAGTGTCTCTAGAGTAATTACTGAGAAGGAGGAGGACTTAAGCTTAATAGTATTTATAACTACGGTCTCTGCCTCTACGTATACCTTACTCATCCTCGATCCTCTTGCAGTAATGTCTTGCCTTACCAGCATCCTCCTTCACTCCACCCTTACGACCAAGGCGCATCAAGTACTTAAGAGCATTACCTAATAAGTAAGCCTTACGCCCATTCAATCCACTGAGCTGAATGACACGTAAGATTATATCCATTACCTCAAGTCCATACTCTGGGAATATCTGGTAGTGCTTTGGTTTATCTACTGGGTCCTCAAGTACTACGGGGGATATCTTATCTAAGTATTCATTATGAGCCTTACCAGCACCATTTACTTTAACTACCCCTACCTGCTTCCTCTCACCTACCCTTACATCCTCCAAATTAAAAGGCTTCATCAAGACTCCTTAAGTAATACACTGCACTCATTACGTAGAGCTAACATCTCTTTGAGTATCCTTTGTACCTTCATAGTCTTATTCAAGTTACCTACTTCGTACTTAACTCGCATATCCACAGTCCACATCACATATTTAATTATTATACCTAACATTACTTCACTCCTTCATAATATCCACAAGATATTAATTCATTACAACCTTTAGTATACAGACACTTAGGCACCATCATCTCAGCTAGATCCCTATCTACTATAGCTACTCCATCTCTGATCTTCATGACTACCTGAGTAGTCTCAACGGAGGCTTTAAAACATAACCTAGCATGGGCTAAACTGATAAGATGTTGGGCATTGAGTATGATCATATGATCCACTGGAGTATACCTACCCACCTGCTTAGACCCACCCCTATCACTCCTATTGCTACCTACGTAATGCTGCTGTCCTACCGCTGAGTGACGTACTAGGTGTGTTGATACGAAGGAGGGGATGCCATACATACATACCTTGAATAGCTGAGTACGCATAGGACTATGCTCACACTTATAAATATTCTCTAGAGAGATTGTGGACTCTACCTTATTATTCATAGTGAAGCGACATGCCTCTCTCATCAGCTCCTCATCAGTAAGTTTATTAACTATTACCTTCATAACTTAAGCCCCTTAACAACAGTATTGATACGGTCTATAGTAGCAGCCTGAGCTTCCTCAAGACCACGATAGAATAACTTAGGTAACATCCTATTCATAGTCATAGGCTCCCCTGTAGGTAACTTCTTACCTAATAAGTATCTAATAAGCTCCCACTCACAATAACTAGCCTCATCATTACTCTCAACATTCATAAGTATCTTGAACTCTAGATCCCATGGTCTCTCTTTATACACCTCTTGAACCATAGTACTACCAGTGGTATAATGCTCCCAGTAACTCTCCAGACCCCTCTTCTCACTCCACTTATTGTAACCCTTGTATACCTTACGGCCAATGTAGATAGTCTTCTCACGCTTATCAACTACACTATAGATGAATCCATACTTCCCCTCTTCTGGCTTAAGCCCTACCCAGTGATGCTTATCAATAGCCTTACTACGTACAAAGGTAGCCTCCTCTATAGTATCATATGTACCTAGGTTAACATGCTTGTATTCCTCAGGCCATACCTTGACACTGAACTTACCGGAGGGCGTAGCGTAGACCCCTTTAGGCAGCTTACGCCCCTCTTTATTATACTCAATCATACTTCAAGCTCCATTTCCCATATTAGTAATAGTGGTACCCATCAATTCTACAGCAAGCTTACCTATGACATCCTCTCTGTCCATCTTTACAGCTTGAGTAATATTACTAGCTAGAGCTACGAAGAATGTATGTGACTCCTGTAGTTCAAGGGCACTCACACTAGCCCAATCAATGCTATCTCTTGCACTACTAAGCATACCCTGAATGACACTTACCTTAGCTACTTCAAGCTCCTCCTCACTAGGCACCTCTCCATCCAATAAGCTCTTGATAAGTGGAGCTATATCTTTATCCCTAAGTACTTCCTTGATCTGTTCCTTGCTAGCACCAGCCTCTTCAAGTGTACTAATTAATTCCTCAATCTTCCCTATCATCCCTTCTTTCTCCTCATGTCCCTATTACACCTTAATTTAGTGAGGGAGAAGTTAATGTACTCCTCCCCCTTCCTTACGATATACTTATCAATGGTGATAGAATATATTTGTCGGTCGTCCCAAGAGCCACACCATTTAACTATGACATCCTCAATTGCCTTGATACAATTACTAGCATCCATAAGCGTACTACTCACACCAACCTCAAGGACTAACTTAAGATTACCTGTTAATACTAAGCCCTTACAGTAGTAGTAGTTCTCATTCAAGTACTTAAGTACCTCTCTAGAGAATTGCTTATAGTATATACTCCTACGCTTTACTCCAGTGTACATCTTATTAGTAGACAGGGGCTTGATAGGTATACGTAGGTGTAGACTCCTCTTCTTTCTACTCTTCTTAGGGCTACCCCGGCCCATCATATAGCCTCTCCCCTATCCCTCTTGATCTTACCACTCTTAGTAGGCAATTGGTACTCCTCATTCTTACCCCTACGGAGGAAGACTAGGGAGGCTACCGTCTTGATCCACATGAGGATACGGGTCAAGTACTCTCTATCATCCTCCCCATCCTCCTTCTTAGCCTTAGTCTTATAGAGAGCTACCATCATCTGTAATAACTCAAAGTCTTTAACTTGTTCCCAATCAACTGAGATGAAGGCCTTGTCAAAGGACTTAGGTCCAATACCTTTCACTGACCTAATATTATCAGTGCTATCTCCAGTAGCTATCTGCTTCCATAAATTCCTCTTCGCTGCCCCCCTACTAACCATAGTACTCTTCTTCTTAAAGGGGTCATAGAAGTGTCCATCAATCTGCTTAAGATCCTTATCACAACCTACGATTACCCATGGTATATTAAGTTTATCTAACTGCTTAGCCCTAATTATAACTAGGTCATCAGCCTCAAGATCCTCATCAAGCTTAGCCCCCTTATTCAATAGGTACTGCTTACATACACTGAGGTTCTCAGGTCGTCTGCCTGTCCTGTTACCCTTGTAATCAGGAGCAACCCTGTATCGAAAGTTAGTCTTACCAGTTACGAAGTACTCCGCTGTCCTACCATCAAATTCCTTAAGGCTTTCATCAAGGATCTTAAGTGCATGGGTATCTGGCTCAGGTCTATAGTGTATACTTATGTCCGTCTTAGGATCTAGACCCATGGTATGACAAGCTATAACACAATTCTTCTTATACTTGTACTCCTCAGTAAAACCATCAATGAGATAGTATCTACCATCAGTAGCAGCAGCAGCTCTATAGGCATGGGTATCAGCATCAATTAGGTATACTATATCCTTACCACCTCTGGTCTTATCGAGTCCTACTCTGCCACTTGAGGAATGGGGAGTACACTTAGAATGATGGCTCGTCATCACCATCCTCAATAGCATCAAAACCAGACTTACCACTAAACTCAACCAAATCTACCACTTGGATAGCATCAAGGTACACAGTAATCGTACTGACTGTACCCCATTTCCTTGCAACTACTTTAACATTAGCTACCGTACCATTACCAAGCTCATTCTCCACGATAGTCTTACCATCCTTACCTACGATGAGCACTGGATTATTAGGAGTACCATCCTTCTTCTCACACTTCTTACTAGCACTGAGGAAGTATCCATCCTTATCCTTCTTGACATTAAAGCCCTCAGCCTTAAGGCTCTTAGCTAACTTATCATTAAGGAGGATATCTGTTACCCACTTCTTCTCTCCAGCAGGAGCACCCTGTGGTGTGTATTGATCGAACTGACCTTTTTGCACTTTAGCCCATTTCAGAACAACTCCATCAAAACGAAGGTTAACATATCCATCAGTGAATTTCTTATCAATAGCCATAGTAAATCTCCTTGGGTCCCTTAGGACCATTAAATTGTAGAGTAGTATTACCCTACATTAATCATTGTGTATCTTATACTACTAAACTCGCTCCCTCATCTTCCTAAGTCTACGGTAGACTCCCATCCTAGTTGATAGGCCAACCTTAGTAGCTACCTCCATCATAGTTAGTCCATCCCTAATACCCTCCATGATGCCTCTGTCTACCTCATCTCCACCCTTATATAACTTATCTAGTATCTCCCTAGCCTCTACCTTACCATCACCTGAGGGAGTATACTCAATGGCTCCATAGGTAACTTCAGATACATCTAAGTTAATTCTACGGAACCCAGGTACTCCCCATGCATTAGGCATCACCTTCCTATTGATGTACTTCCTAAGGTGATTACATACTTGATAATATATATACTTATGTACACTACCCTTCTCTCTAGAGAACTTAGGCATCATCTCTACAGCTATGAACTCAGCCTCACTCATCAAATCATCCCTATCAAGGGGGACATTATGGAACTTCCTCATAGTCCAGTTAACACTAGACCATAGGATCTTACGTAAGTCTATAGGATCTATCATACTTCTCCCTCCTTACAGGGCAATACCA